CCTTGAGTGTCTGATTCTTATAATCATTCACAGCTTTCATCAATATATCACCCTCATAGTGCTGGACAGGATTAGTCAACTTGTTTAAAGTCTTCATACCTTTCTCAACAGAATTGGGTTTAGTTGGAGGTTTATGTTTTGATGGTCCTAATGCTTCTTCAACCCCAATAAAAGGAGTTTTAACATAAGGAGATCTAGCACGAGCCTCCAGAGGTAAACCATCTTTAAGTACAGAACCTAAAAATGTTACGGTAGACTTTTCTTTGGTACCATCCTCTCTCAAATAAAGAGGTTTGGAATTAACCAATGTAAAAGGAGTACCATAAGCGTCAACCTTTGGAGTGGTGCATGAATGAACGACCAGAGTTGGACTCGTTTTACGGAGTACATCAATATGTCCTTCAATCTGGGGCTTAGTCACACAAGTGAAGAAACCCGAATGGGAACGTGGATATCCTGCAACATGGAAACCATAAATGATTCCCTTGGAGCTATCAACATACATTCCCCCACACAAACCGCCAAAGCCTGGAAACTCAAGATCAACTCGCATTCCTGCCCCCTTTTTAAGGGTCAGAATTGTAAGTTTCTTTCTCTCACCGAATAGCATTCCAGGATGTTCAAGAAATCCTCCATATGGAAGATCCTCAACCATCTGTCGAGCTACTTGGGTAGATTTGATCACCTCATTAGATGGAGATTTCCACAACAGTGTAGTGGTACGTCCATAAAATTCGGGAAGTTCTTCTGGAAAGAAGCGGGTAAAATTGGTACTAGCAGGACTAGATGCAAGATGAATAAATGCAACATCACGTTCTCGATCAATACTACAGAAATCTTCTGTTAGTTTTTGATCTTTAGTTGATGCACTCGGAACACCAGGAGTACTTGAAGTCTCAATATCGAAAGGAAATGTGTATGGTATAATATGTGCAGGTACCATAATAACATTTGATTCAACCATGATACCATTTACGGTACCATAAACTTGACCACGAGATTTAACAATAACAACTCGCAATGCTTTCGCAACTGCGATTTGTAAGTCAGCACTCGTAGTGGTTTTTGAAATTTGTGTCTCTTTTGGTGTAAGACGAGAGTAGCCTTCTTTGTAATCACGTTGATCTTGGATATCAAATGTATGAGTACCCTCAGGAGGTGCATCAAGGATAGTTTTAAACTTCTCTGAAATCTCAGGAAAATAACTACTCTTGTCTTGCAATCCTAACATAGGTTTCAACATCTGGTAACACTTGTAGATCGTGATAATCGCAGCTCCTGCTGCAAAGTACTTGGTCATATTTTCGCGTAAATGTTCGCGTGTATCATGACAAAGACTAGACAACTGATCTCCGCGACGGGAGATCTCGGCATCAATTTCAGATACCATCCTTTGGTAGATCAGGATCAACTTACTCACACCCGCAAATGTTGCCACTTGCGCGAGAGTACGTGAAAATAAACTTCCAATTATGATGGCACCGAACAATGTCATGATCACCTTGGCGATCTCATTGCGTTCCTTCCATACTCTTGTATAAAACATACCCTTGCGGATAGTTTTAACAATTGCGATGCTAGGTCCGCGGAGTGCGGTTCGAACATCCCATAGTTCAGCTGTACTGAAC